GCGCGCAGGGCTTGGAAGCGAATAAGTTTTGGGCCGCGATGGGGTATACCAACATAGGCACACGAACTAAGAAAAGAGTGCATAATCGCTGGTTCAAAGCCTTGGAGGGCTCCAGGCAGAGGCAGCTGTTTGCCATGTAGAGCTTGACTTTGATTCGCTGTCCGGCATGATTGAACGGTGTGATCCTGCTGGAAGGTGAGGCGCCTTGGCAACATTCAGAGATTTCATTCCGCCGATTCTGATTCGTGCGGCCTACAAAGCCTGCGTGTCGATTGCCGAATTCCCCGCTTATTTTGCTTCTGCCGGTGACGAAATTGATTGCGATTCCAGGTCCGGGGTCAAGACTGACAAGCCTTATGCTCAGTCGGGATGGGTGTACTCTGCGGTCACGCTAATTGCGCGGAATGTTGCACGCACTCCGTTCAGGCACCGGACGTTGGACGGGAAGGAAATCAAGAGTGGGACCGAAGTTCGTTTGGCCCGCCGCCCAAACATGAAGCAATCCGGCAAGCAGTTCATGTTTGCCGTTATGAATCGAATCCTGACTGATGGACATGTGTTTATCGAGCGCGTTGATCAGCAGGGCATGAAGCCAAAATCGTTGCGCGTTTGGGGCCTCCGCGATCTGAAGCCGGATATTCAACGAGATCCGAAGACTGGCGAGGATTTTGCTTGGCGATGGCTCCGTCGTACTAACGATGAACCGTTGATTCCTGGTGATGAGATCGTCGAATGGAAGTTGGACAATCCGTTTGGTAATGTCTACGGTTTGTCACCTTTGTCGCCCGGCTGGCTTGCCGTGTATTCGGACATTGCCACCGGCGTGTACAACCGATCGTTTTTCGAGAACGGGGCGAATCCGGGGATTGTGTTTTCTACCGACGACGATCGGTTTACACAGGATCAGGCCGAAGAAGCGCAAAGACGTTGGTCGTTAAAACGGGGAGGTGCTAAGCGCGCACATCAACCGGCGTTCATGGGCAATGGGTTGAGACCGTTCCCCGTGTCATCCACTCACAAGGATATGGAGTTTCCGACGCTTAAGAATCTTAGCCGGGCAGAAATTCTGGCGATCTACAACGTGCCCGAATCGCTTCTCGGGGCGCAAGCGCCGTCGTCCGGAGTTTCAATCGGAGGTGGCAGTCGCGACAAGGATACTGAGAACTTCTGGTTGAACACTGTTATGCCGTGGGCTGAGATGGCTGCGGAATTCTGGAACATTGCGGTTGACGAACGCTTTGGAGTATTTCGAGCCAAGTTCGATTTTTCCAATGTTCCCATTCTGCAAGATCGTCAACTAGATCGCGCGAAGGAGGCTAGGGAGTGGGTTAATACTGGCGTTCCGGTCAACGAAGTGAATAGAGTATTTGATCTTGGATTTGACGAACAGATTCATGGTGACGAGTATTGGGTGAGTGATAACATGGTTCCTGCTCGATTGCTGCTGGACGGACCGTTGGATGACGCCGAGGCGGCTAAGCGCGGTGTCGAGATGCGCAGGAAACAGGATGCTGAGATAGAAGCCGAATTGAGAGTGGCGTAACTATGGACGAATTTGAAGTTATTGACACGATTGATTGTGACGACGGTCGCATCCATTACCATCCAAGGCTATCCATCAAGTCGATTAATTCACCCGATGATCCTGGCCGGTTTTTTAGGGGGATACTGAACGCCAATACCGTTGATCGGGATGGCGAACGATTCGAGCCGATGGGTGTTGACCTCAAGGCGTTCAAGGCCGCTGGTGGTCCTGTTGTGAATCAACATTTCGATCCCGTTACCTCCAGCGGGCTTTCTAATGTTGTTGGTCGTGCTGATGTGGTCAGGGCCAAAGAGGGGCTTATTCTCAAGAAGGGTGAGTTCGACACCGATGAGGTTTCTGAGCATTGGAAGGGCAAGGTTCACAGGAAGTTCATAAAGGCGCTTTCCGCTGGTTTCCTTCGTAGAAAAGCAGAATTGCGCCAATCGAAGCGCGGTGGCGAGCAGCACGTCGTCGTTACTGAGTCCGAGTTGATACATGTTGCGTTGACAAGCCAGCCGGTCAACCGTGAATCACTCATTGCTGCAAAATCTATTGATCGGATTGCGGTGTTAGAGTCGAGGTTGAAAGACGTTGGTTCTGATGATTTCTTGGAAGAGGTGTCCAAGAGAATTGCTGACGGATTCATGGGGAAACTGTCGCAGGAGATTGCCGAACTGTCCGATCAAGTAGCCAACCTCTCTGTTGGTAGGCAGAGAGATGGTCGAGACTGCACGACGGCATCGGGATTGAATGAGATTGCCCAGTCGCTAGCTACGCTCTGTGTCGATGCGACAAATCCCTCTCATGACACCCTTCCCGATTCGGCGTTCATCATCGAGAAGGGTGCTGAGTACAATCCGGATGGGACGGTTGTCTGTAAGTACCGCCATCTGCCCCATCACACGGGAGAAGTTGAGAACTCCGTGTCCAACTCGGCCATAAACAAGGCGTTGCTGCGCAATGCTCTTGCAAGCGTTAAGGACGTCAAGCCTGTTAAAGAGTCGGCTGAATCCTTTCGGGCTAAGGCACAAATACATCTAATCCGACATGCTGATGCCGTGGGCATTCATGTCGGTAATTAGGAAGGATACTTTCTATGTCAAGCAAGAGGCCGTGGAGCCATTTGCATCGTTGTCGGGTGGGGTTCCTGAACAGCATTCACTATGAAGTGGATCCTGAAGCGAACGCTGCAACGCTGGATGAAATTCAAGAGTCGATTGGCCAAACAGGAACCGCGATTAAGGCTGTCGGTGATAGGGTAAAGTCCATCACCGGTGATGTTGAAAAGCAGGATGCTCGCATCGTTGTGGTTGCCGATTCTGTTGAGAAGATCGTGCTGCAGCTGGAAAACCAGAACAAGTCTCTGGAGACCCACATCAACGCAACTCGCGCTGCGCTCAAGCAATTGCCCGCGGGCAAAAGCAGTGGGTTCATTGGTAACAGTCCGTGGAAAACATCAGCCAACAGCAAGTATGCCGTGAACTTTGCATCTGAGCAGGCGTGCAAGGCATTTGGTTTGTTGGTCATGGGGCACTGTGCTCACGATCTTGTCGTTCGTGAGCGCATGAAGTCGTTCGTCGAGAAAGCCAAGGACGAACCATTTTTCGGCGCGGTATTCAAGGCCTTGGAGGCTGGAGATCATGCGCGTGCCGGTGCGACCGTGCCCGACGAGATGCTTAGTGAGCTGATCAGGAACATCGAAGAGCACGGGGAGTTTCAACAGAATGCGCGTCGCATGCCGATGGGTGCCGGTATTCTCATCATTCCGCGACGGACTTCTGGCCTGACGATCTTCTATCCTGACGAGAACGTTGACATCACAGATAGCGATCCGAATACGGACGACGTGATGTTGACCGCTCGGCTGTATGCTACGCTGACCAAGTGGTCGAATGAGCTGCTGGAAGATACGGCGATCGACTTCGGCGTTTGGATGGGTGAAGAGATTGTGGATGCCCATGCGCTGGCACGCGATACCAACGGGTTTACAGGGACTGGTCAGTCTACTCAGGCTCGTGTTACCGGTGTGTTGGCCCAATCTGACGTCGTTACTCACATTTTGGGTAATGCCATTGGTGGGGCGCTGACAAATACTACGTCAACGTCTTTCAGCGATATTACTTTCACTGATCTGGCGTTAATGCAGGGGTTGGTGCCGACAAAGTCGCAACGAAACGCCAAGTGGTACATGCATCGCCACATTCTTGCGATTATCAAGAGCATTGTGACATCGGCCGGAGACCCGGTTGTTGTGGATAGAGACACAGCCCTTGGCGGAATAACGTCACTGCTTGGTGATCCCGTTGTTCCGGTCGACGTACTACCCAATGCGGCTGATGATGCGGTGACGACCGATTTCTTCGCCTATGGTGACCTGCGACTGGCGTATGGATTTGGTGAGCGTCGAGCCCTGCGGATTCTGAATTCGGCAGAAGCCGGGTTTAGCGCCGATCAAACGTGGATTCGTTCCACCGCGCGTGTGGCGATTTCGGCGATGGACGGGACTCAACTGGTGAAGGGAAGAACGTCTACGACGTAACGCGCTTAGCTTGCTGAGTTATTAACGTTGTTGGCAACTGGAAACCAGTTTTATTCAAAAGGAGAAAATGATGGGACGACTCATCAATCGACGCATTAGCGTTCAGCAGATAATTCCGCCCACGGATTTTCTGACTTCGACAGATGGGAACAACACTGCGATCGACACGCGAGGATGGAACGAGGCCATTCTTGTGATTAGTAAGGGTATTGTCGATGACGTCACTCTGAATTTCGATATTCAGCAATCGGATGAGGCCGCTGCCAATTTCGCAACGGTTCCTGCCCCTGTGGTGACTGACATCAATCCTCGGCTACTGACGTTCGTGAATGCCGACGACAACACTTCGTCGTTTGCTTACTTCGACCTGACTGCGCTGAAACGGTATTTCAAGCCGATTGACAACTTGAATGCCAACTCGGCGCTCTACGGTGCAACGCTTATCATGTTTGGCCCCGAAGACTCGTCTGACGCGAGCACGGCGGAGGTCGACGCAACTTAGTGGTGGTGGTTTGTGTTCGGGGTGGGTGGTGGTTGGGGAACGCCACCATCCACCTTTTTTCTTCGTTCCCATTAAGAAGGTTCCCATGATCGATCTTAGAGGTTGGTTCAATTTTCGGCCTGTTTATGATTGGGTTGCCGATCACTTTTCGGAGGCCGAAAAGAAATGCGACGTTGGCACTGGAAGCACTTCTGTTGTCACCGCTCCTGTACTCGTAGAAGTTGGTGTCTGGAAGGGCACAAGCATCATCCATCTTTGTAAGCAACTCCTGGATCGTATGGGCTGCAACTTCGAGCTTTACGCCGTTGACACGTTTGAGATAAGCTTCGCGGATGGCACCAACGGTGGAGATGAATACAACTTACAGATCAAGGAGATGCTGGCGGCCAATCGCACGCTGCTGGATGTGTTTGGGGAGAATATCAAGGCTTTCGACTTGGAAGATCACATTGAAATCCTGTGTATGGACAGCGTTCGTGCGGTGCCGGTTATTCGTGGTGCTGACTTTGTTTTTATCGACGGAGACCATACGACCGAAGCCGTCATAAGCGACATCAACGCGTGGAAGGGCCGAACCGGGATCCTCGCTGGCCACGATGCGTATCAGGATAGTGTTAGAGATGCTCTTGTTGCGTGCTTTGGAGAAAATGGTTATTGGGCGTCTATCAATTCTGGTGGATGCTGGACAACCCACCCCCTTTTAGGTGAGCATATAGTTGGGTTGTCCGAAGGAACTGATTGCGAAGAGGCTATTGTTAGAAAGGAAGATTGCTATGGGAATAGCGGGCGGAAATTTCAAGAAGTTGCCTAACGGTTGCATTGTTGTACCTATGCCGAAAAATCCGGCAAGGTTCTGCGTGTGGGATCCGAAGGCCGACTGTTACGTTGCCGGGTTGATTAATACAACTCGGCAAAAGGCGGAATTAGCGGGCGCTAAAGTTCACCCTGCCAATTGGGAAGAGGTTGCGAAAGCGAATGGTTGGGGTCCGCTTCCCGCGGCAATTGAGGACGACGGCCAAGAGCCTCCGCAGGACGACGGCCAAGAGCCTGAACCGGCAGTTGAAGAGACGGACAGCAAGCCCAAGAATAAAAAGAAGAAAGGAATCTAGTTCCCATGGCATCGAACACAAACAAATCCTTCACGTTCATCGGAGTTCCTACGCATAGTGGGCAGATCGGCATTGGTACGGTGCAGGCGATCTTGAAGGCGCCCAAGCTGTCTGACTGCGTGGTCCACATGAATTGCTGTTCACTGTTGGCTCACAACTTCAACTCCATCTTCTGCACGGCGCTCAATTTGAAAGAGAGCGGTGCGGTGCCACTTACTCACTTCTGCCTGTTGCACGCCGACATCGTTCCGGTTCAACCCAATTGGTTGAATATTATGATTGCGGAGATGGAGAAACACGATCTCGATGTGCTCTCTGCCGTTGTACCGATCAAGGATGGTCGCGGGCTGACCAGCACGGGTGTTTGCATGTCTGATCCCAATGCTGCGATCAAGGGTGATGTGCGGAGACTTACGCTGCAAGAAACCATGAAGTTGCCGACGACGTTTACCGGTCCCGATCTCATTGGGCGATTGGAAGGATGGGAAGGTGATTGTGCGACACTTCTAGTTAACAGTGGGCTTCTGGTGATGGACTTGCGTCATGCGCCCGTGCACGAATACCTCTTCACGATCAACGATGAAATCCGTACGCTTACGACAGGTGAACAAACCGAACCCGGTATCTCGCGCGTAGCTCGAACCGAACCGGAAGACTGGTTCTTCTCGCGATTGTTACATGAGCTTGGGGTCAGTTACGGAGCAACGCGTGCCGTAGACGTAAAGCACTGCGGAGTGTTCGATTTCGATAGTCGTATTGCGTGGGGACATGAACACGACCCCTCACTTTTCCCGGTGTCGGACGACAATAAGGAGTCTGAAAATGCTGTTATTGCTACAGGCTCCGTTTGAGAAAATGGACCTCAGCCAATTCGGGTACGTCGGCCTTCTGGTCGGTGCCGCTTGCTTTGCTTGGCTCGTGTGGTTGAAATACGACAACGGTAGTAGCAAGAAAACTAAGCTCGACGATGTGCATGATGCGTGCATCGAGATTAAGGCCGACGTCAGCAACATCAAGGGGCGAGTCGAGCGAATCGAAGAGAAGATCTTTAGCTAGGAGTCTGATATGGCCAGTACAGTCAGTGGTGACCAAAAGGTTACGGGCGTGTTGCAAGTCGGAAACGAAGCAAATCCTCCAGCCATTTCGGGTGGAACGGGCGCGATGAGTACAACGAACAGACAGAACTCGTCTATTCATTTGCGATCTGATGTCGATACGCTACCAGAGGTTCTACACAACAGTGCTACCGAAAAGTTTGGATTCGGCCAAAACGCTATGGAGGCCCGATTGGATGATTTGGTGGAGAATTCTGCCAACACTTATATTACCTATGCTGTGCGCAAGATGAAGATCACTGGTGTCACGCGCAGGTATACCGACGCACCGGAGTCGGCTGGTGGCACTGTCGTAGTCGGAATTACCGGTGATGGAAACGCGCTGTTGGCAAGTGGAAGCGAAACCGAAACAGGGCTTACCGATGACACCCTGACCGCCCACACTTTGACGAGCACTAGCGCAGACCTGTTGCTGGACAAGGGTGACAAAATAGTCATCACGATCACAAGCAACAACGCGGACATGACCGGTGGCACAGGTCCTATGTACTACCTGGAATACGAAGACAATTGAGATAGGCGGAGCGCATTATGTTCTTCGACAGGGGATTTGCCACTGTGGCCGAAGTCAAAAGCCGCATGGGAATTGTTGATTCGACCGATGACGCTATAATCACAGAAATCGTTCGCTCGACCGCAGGAACCATTGAAAACCTTGCTGGACGCCCGCTGCTCCGCCGCCACGCTCTTGTCGAAACTCTTTCTGGAGGTGAACGAACCATCCGGCTTCGTTCTTCTCCGATCGTACAGGTGCACATCGTTCGCGAGTCTGCAACCAGAGACTTCGATGACTCCGACAATTACACCGAACTGGTCGAGGGAACTGGCTACATATTGGAAGCGGGCGCAGGCGGGCGCCCAGGGTCAGATGGTGTTCTTCGTCGGCTCGGCCGTAATTGGCTAGGCAACGAACAGGATAATGCTGGCCAAATCCAGGTGACGTACACCGGCGGATACAAGACAGATGATGAGATTGCGCTAGAAGATTCCACCCTTACCCTGAATTCGGTTACTGATACGTTGGACTACAACATTGTACATGACGAAGGCATTGATTATCAGTTGACTGGGTTGACGGACACAACGATTCTTGCATCTAGAACCGTTTTTGACACCATTCTTCGAGCGTTTTTACGTTTTACGCTTCAAGATGTGTTTATGCCCACTTGGAATATTTCTACGTTCGAAGTTTCTCTTTTTGCTACAGCGGCGTCGGGGACCAACTTGAGAGTTTACGTTTTGTCGGTGGATGCCGCGAGAAACAGCGCGACGAATCTTGTGAATCTTTGGGCTGATATGAATACTGCTGGTTCAGCGTTACAGCTTGGTGCGACCACGAGCGTAGATCCCGGGCCGGTAGAATACACGTTTGCGCTGAGTAATACGACCGGATTGGTTGCCATGGAAACGTTGATTTTGGCTGCCGTCAATACTGGTCAGCTTAGTGTTGGTGTTCGATTGAACGACGAAGAGACGCAGTCCAGTGTTATCATTACGTCGTCCGAAGGAACATCGGGGCAAACTCCCAAGCTAACCATTTTGCATCATCGCCTTTTGGATGATCCGCATACTGTTCCTGGTGATCTTCGGCACGCCAATGTGTTGCAGGCGTCTTACGAGTTTCAACAACGAAGAACTGTTGGTGTTAGATTTTCTTCTCAGCGTGGGGTTGCTGTTGCTTCGGGTGCAGCCGTCAGCAAGAATCCTACTGAAATCTTGCCTGAAGTTGAAGTTATTGCCAAGCGCTATCGTCGCCTGTTTTGAGGATTGAATTGTTATGGCTGATGGATTTCTGGGTACTATTACGGGCGTCTTCAGCTTGTTGTTCAGTCATATGAAGGAGTTGGTTGGTTCTTCCGGCGCCGATAGCAATGTTAAAATTCGTGAGGTTGTCGAGGGCGAGAATCTTCTTGGATCTCATCAAACGGCTTATGTCGCCTTGCAGTTGTTGGGTGCTACTGCGTCGGGGCGAGCGGACACGGCTAAGCAATGGAGTGTGCAAGTAAAGATCAGCATTGTCACTGAGGTTCGCACTGCCGATGGCGCTACTGTCGAGATTCTTTCAAAAATGGCGCAGGTGGACGATAATATAGATGCGTTCACCAAGACCAAGGGGATGGCTGGGCTGGAAAACGGAGAGTGGTCGATTACGTTTGGTACAGATGCCTCGCATGGAAACATTGTGGTCGCCGATTCTATTCGCAACTTCACTGTTATGGTCGCACGTGGTGGAAACTGATGATCGTTCGTACCACTCGTGGCGCCTACTACATTCTTGAAAACACAAACAAGCGTGTAGATGTTCCCGGAATCATCTTTGTTCGTTGGAAGATTTTCAGGACCATTAGTTTTTCAGGTAACGACATCGTTCCTATTCCTGGAGTTCATCGCGTTTCGGGCGAAATTGGACTTACTGAGCTGGCTTCTTCTCTTGAGCTTTTTGATCTTACTCCGTGGGGTCCCCTTGAGATTCCCGGTACTCCTGGCGACCTGCCTGACTACGACATGTTTTTTCGTTTCACTGAAGGCTCTACTCCCAAAATTATTCAGTTTGTCAATGTTATAACCGGTACTGATGGCACCGCTTTCCCGAGTGGTGGTTTGTCAACTTATGAGTCGCTTGTCGATGATGGTAGTGTTCAGGTACAGGTAATTCCGTTTCTGTTGCGGTTGGATGGGGCCCTTCCGATTGGTGACAATGTTCGTATTTTCAATGACCCGGATGCATAGTTATGGCGATTGAACAATCCACGTCTCAATTTTTCGAAGAAGGCAGTGGTGACATGTCCGTTTTGTTTTCTCCACCCGAGGGTAGCGCCGCCTTTAAGCTGGTGTACATTCGTGTACATTTCCGATTGTTGCAGGGCTCGAACACCAATGCTGATTTGCAGGTTTCGCTAGACTCCGTAGAGGGAGAAGAGTTCGACGTCGATCTTTATAAGGCTAACGATCGCGGTGTTGGCTCTGACATGAACATGGTTATCCCCGCGGATGAACGATCTGATCCGTCTCCGTGGTTTTTCCGTACGGGTGACAAGCTTCTGCTTGTCCGTGCTGGTACTGACGACGTTGCTTGGGGCGTAGAGGTTGGATATCAGATTTAATGCCGTTGTTGATCCAAGACAATCTTTCTCCGTTGGGGCTCGATGGCGCCCCACGGTTAATAGTCGACAATCTTGACCATTGGGCTCGCGCTGTTCGCATTCCTTACATTCCAACGACTCCCGGTGATTGGGCTTCTCTTCCCAAGAACGTGAGAGAGGCGCTAGATGAGGCGCGTGCGACGTTTGCGCTTTTTCTTCCTCTTGTTGGTGGCACTTTGACCGGTGCCCTTACGATTAACGCCGATTTTACCTTGATCTGTCTTCATCGTACTATTGATGCTGAAGCCGGTATCAATTTTCTTGACGCCGGGGGATTCCCTGATCGTTGGCGGATAGGGTTCAAGAATTCCGCTGGTGGTGATGCGTTTTTCTTGCGTGATCTTACTACTGGTGTAGAGATTTTTCGTGTCGATCACAATGTCGACGGTGCGATGATTATCCATAATGAGTTTGCGCTTCCAATTGCCGATGGAACGGATGGCCAATCGGTCAAGACCAATGGTGCGGACGTTACGGATTTCTACGACGATGTTCATGTTGGAACGTCTCCGCCCGCTGATCCTCCCAAGACGCGCGTGTGGATGAATACCGATGCCGCTCCGGGTGGTGAGGCTGTTTTGAAGATCACTACGGTTACCGGTGATGTTACGTTGACGAAGTCCAATCATGCTGTTAGGTGTGACACAACCCTGGTTGCTATTACAGTCAATCTACCAACGGCGACGGGCAACGAGGGTCGGAGATTCAAGATCAAGAATGTTGGAACCGGGGGAAACGATGTAACTGTCGATCCGTTTGGCTCCGAGTTGATCGAAGGCGCGTCCACCGTGACTTTGGTTGATTCGCCGGACAAGGAAGCTATAGAAATTTTGAGCAATAATACTAGTTGGGAAATCTGGTAATGACCTTTTTGGGGGCAAAAGATTTTGGGCTTGAGGCATCGCTTGGTCGTGCTACTGGCTACCTGACTTTGAATAAGTTCGGTTGCGCGCCTGATTGTGACGCCAACATAGATACAGACGTATGGGATGGCGCCGACGGCATTACGTCTACGAAGGTTTGGGTTGCGCCTACCCAGGCAAGAATGCATGATATTGCTTCATCCAGTGCCGACGATGACGGTGATCCGGTAGGGCCTGGAATACGAACCGTCGAGGTTTTTGGATTAATCGATTGGGACTCTCCAGAAGTCGGCGAGGTTGTAGTGCTCAATGGTACATCGAGCGTTCCGACTGCAAACTCTTATGTAATTATTCATCGGATGATCGGGCGCACCTTTGGCTCTCTTGGCGTTAGCGCAGGAACTATCACGGCAACTGCGCAAATAGATGCAACGATTACTGCCATGATTGCTGCCGGACAAGGTCAAACGATGATGGCAATTTATGGTGTTCCATCGACACAAGAATTTAGGATTCGGCATGTTACTGCTGCTGCCCTGAGGGTTGCTGGCGCCGTGTCCGTCAAAGTAGATTGGTTTCTTTTTGTCAAAGAGAACGCAGGACAACCTGATTCCGCATTCATCGCTAAAGAGGTTAGGTATTTTACCGACATCTCTCCATTGAATCATGAGTACATGGTTCCGAAGGGTTTTTCTGGTCCACTCATCGTGAAAATACAGGTTCAGACGGATACTATCAATGTTCGTGTTGCTGCTGGTTTCGATGCGTATTTGGTGGAAAAATAATGGTTCAAATGATAAGCGAAGAGCTGCGTGCGATTGAGCGCCGCGTAAGTGATGGAGGTGGTCCGTCGAAGGCTTCTCGAATGTCTGTTACGTGGGACAAGAGTCAGTCGGCAGTCGCCATTCAATCATGCGAAGACGAGTGGGATGCCATTGCGTCACGATTTCGTGATGCCATAGAGAGGGTGGCTCCTGGCGTATTCAGTGATGCGGCCAAAACCGCTATCATCACCGGGTTCCTTGAGACCAAAGTGACAAGGGGTGGCATCTGATGGCAACTAGATCAATCCCTATCCTTGGAAACGCTATTCCTGATTCTTCTGGAAAAGTTTACTGGCAACCGTACAGCATTTCAGATTCCGGCGCCGTCATTGATCCGCAGATTCTCGTTTTCACTAACTCCGGAACAAAAGACGGAGCCCGGTTGTCTTTCTTCGTGCCTGATAACTACGTTGGTAGCCCAGTGCTGATTCCCAAGTGGACTGCTGACGCAACTACTGGAACTTTGACTTGGGATTGGAGCCTGCTTTCCCTCGAAGATGGCGAAGATGTTGGTGGTGCTGCAACCAGAACGACGGAAACGGGAACTGAGACGAAGAGCGGTACAGCGTTTTTACTTCAATCGCACAGCATTACTCTTACTGCCGGTGATTATGAAGCTGGCGATCTTGTAAATGCAGAAATTTTCCGTGACAGTGTTACCGACACGATGGCTGCGGCCGCGCTCTTGTTTGGATTGAAGTTTCAATACTCCGACGTCTGATGGCACGAGAATGGATAGACAGTAACAGTGAGCGGTTGCGCGTCTTGGATGATTCGATCCTCGACGTATCTGCCCAAGACTTTTCTATGATGTGTTGGGTGTATCCGACCGGAACAACATCGGGCGACGTACAGCATATTTTGAGTAAGTGGCAATCCTATGTGTTTCGGCTCGCGAACACTACGGGTGGTGGCGGGTTCTTCGGATTTCTGTTTACCATATTTGACACTGCGACGCCTGTACATTTGCAGGTTGGTTCTGTGCCAACCTTAAACCAATGGTATCACGTTACATGCCGATTTGATGGAACTACACTGGACATGCAGGTTTGGGATCCTGTTGCACAGACGACGAATGATTACACCGCGAGCCATTCTGGGGGCATCGATAGTACTAGTACTGACCTGATTATCGGACAGTTTCAGGATGGCCAGGAATCGTTCCGGTTCAATGGCCGAATCGCAGAGGCCAAGATTTGGAATAACCAGAGACTTGGTGACGGTGGCCAAATTCTGTTGCATCGCTGGACCTCACATCTTGACAATGTGGGTCCAAACTTTTATCTGCCAATCCTGGGGGCCGACGACCCTGAGCCAGACTTCAGCGGTAACGGGAACAGCGCTACGCCCGGGGGGTTTGCCTTGCCTGCTGCTGCTGGCCATGCGCCAATTCCGTTGTTTACTCCTGATCCGAATGGACATGGACACCGTGCCAGTCGTACTGGTGTACTCAACGTTTGGGATCCTGACACGTCCTCATGGCTCGTTGACGGACTGGATGGGCAAGTTAACATCTACGGTGGCGCACAGAACCGATCGAAGCTGGACGGAGATATCAACGTACACGACAATTCTACAGGAGACTTCGTTCGTGCTGTGTGAATAACAAGAGAGGAATCCTATGAAGAGTCAATCCTGGAAGCGTGTTGTATCCTTCGTATGCGAAGAGCCCTTCGTTGTGGTGATGTTCGTATTGGCCTTGTTGGCATGGTTGCCAGGATGCCAGTTGTTCGATCCGGGCGGACAAGGCAAGAAGATCCTCGGCGCGAGTGACCAATGGACTCAGTTCGGATGGAACGAAGAGGAGGGAACCGTCACCTATGATTCTGAGGGCAACCAGGAGGCCGCCGTTCTGTTCGGCGTGGGCGACTTGCATTTTGATCAGTCCGGAAGGCTGGACCTGGAGTCGTCGTCGCTCCAGCGGATCGCGATGTACACTCCTACGTCTTCTGGCATACAGGGCATATCGGAAGACGCCTTTGGTGCTTCAAACCGGCAATCTGACAACATCATCAGGGGGCTGACGGCCATTGTTCCTCTGATTTCCATGATCCAGGGTACTCAGCAGCCGGCTGACGTTCCGCTAGACGAACAGCAGGGGGCCTTCCTCGCTTCTATGGATCAAATGCTCCAGGACTTCGGCCGAAGACTAGAGGCCCTTGAGCGGCTTCCTGTGGCTCCTCCTGGGGGCAATTCTTCGGTTCCACCCTGACCGTTGGCTGCTTCCGTCGCCGGGCGCCGGGCTTCGGCCCCCCCCCGCAACGGTGTTTCTTTACCGGCCCCGGGATCCTTCTCTCGGGGCCATTTATTTGCGCGAAAACATGTTGACACTGCCTTGAATCGTGTATACCCTGTTTCGTGTTGGGAGCTAGGAGCTGATTGAGTAACGCGAGCGGGTTTCTACCAACCCTCGTTGAGCCCGGATCGGTGGTGGGCGCAATGAGACGCCAACCCGGCCTTACTAGAAAGTGGCCGAAGATTTGTTTTGCCAGCGGTCCGGGCATTAGTGCGGAGTAGCGCAGTTGGCAGCGCGTCGGATTCATAATCCGAAGGTCGCAGGTTCAAGTCCTGTCTCCGTTAGTGTCGGAGATGCGTTAGGGATGGATAGAGCGCCTTTTGGTTTTGGTCATTATGACAAACGTGAGCAAGGTGGATGTTCCCCACCGTTGTTGGTATCGCTAGTAGCATCAGCTCCATCGGCCATCAGAAGGAATGAATGCAGTCTGTTGGCTGAAAAAACATGACGCCGGAAGCCCGACCGGCCACCGACACAACTATGAAGACGATTGCCGCATGAAGGTTATAACGAATCTCGAATTAGACGATGATCAACGATTGGCCATCGGCCGTGTTTTCGGCCATCCTTCAAAGCCTGCTACCAGGAAGGAGGTTCGCGAGTTTGTTGCTATCCGTTTTCACACAGACCTTTTTGTTCTCAAGCGTGCTAGTGATATTCTATCCAACGGCGCCGTGCGTCGTGATCAAGCGTTGCTTCCTGGGCTTGAACTTGTTGGCAAGGTGATAATCTGATGTCAAAGAAAAAAACCGCTACGTGGAACGACTCTCTCGACATGCTGGTAGTGGCCGGAAAGCAATCGACCGTTGAGTCCGTCGCCACAGTAATTGAAGAGACGATGGGTCGATTGAGCTTGAGCCTTTACAGGGTTGCTAAGGATCGGCCGTTCACAAGAGACTCGCTTGTCCGGTTGGTCCACGGAGAAGGCGTACGATCAAGGGGTGGTGTTCAGCTCAGCACGTTTCTTCAAATCCTCGAGGCGCTAGGCCTTGACATTGAGATTGTGACTCGGCCCGCATCTGGTAAGTCTGAATCTAAGCCTCGGCCATTCGATCGGTTCGGTAACAAGGCCCGTAGAAAGTAGGTGCCGCTATGACACACGAAGAGCAGTGCATGAAAGCAGACCAACGGCAGGATGATGCACTAGAAGCCGTTCGTGGTGATGTTCCTGATAATGGTGATAGTTGGACGATTGGTCAACACTCTAACCAGATCTCTATTCTTCAGTCTGAAATGAGGTGTGTACAACAGAAACTAGATCAACTTACTGGGTGTCCGGGCTCCAAGCCTTGTGCTCAGTGCGGAATGTATCCCTTCTCTTAAATGTGTTCTATCGATAGTACGCGGATCCGGACTGGAAATGGCGATATGACCTATGATGAAGAACGGCTTGTCGATGATTTGCTAAATTCTGATCACGGAATGTCTTGTCGAGAGGTGGAATTCCTAGACAGTCTTGATCAGAACTACAGAGGCAAGACGTTGTCACCACGTCAATCTGATTGGTTGCAGAACATCGGTCAACGAGTGTTGTCTTAGTAGGGCCGCCGTACTGCACCACATCATTGACGCTACGATCACAGCAAGCACCATTCCCAGCAGTGCGATCCCCACGCGAACAGAATAATGCTGGAACGCTTCGTGTCGCCATCCCTCGTCAATACACTCTCTTAATAGATTTTTCTGCGATCGCGATTCGTTAGGGGTTTGTTTGGGCGCACTGCAGTAGGAGCAATCTGTAGTCTTTACCATCCGTAGCTTTCCGATGCCGTGCCACCCTCGCTGATCACATCGATGTCCAGGTTCGGCTTCAGGCTTATCCCGAAAAATCTGACATTCCCCGCGTTCTCCGAGCCCGTCTGCCTTCGTTGTACTGCGCTGCGGAACATCACCACGTCTCGGGCAAATGCGTGCATCGGCTTGGGCTTAATCAGCCCGCAGGCCTTGCACCACTTTTTGTATGCCGTCCACAGTTCTCTTGTGGTGGCCTCTCCTTCTCCGTCAGTGCATTCTTCTAGGAAAGTGAGTATCGGGAAGCACTGCATCCGATAGTCCCTCACACCCTTCGCACAGATGCCTGAAGCACTGAATCGTTTCTGACTGCACAACCTGACCATCCCGCCAATGGCCCACAGCAGGATGCCGGGCATTTCTTTTTGCAGCTTGGCGAATAGATGCACGTCAACCTTGTCCAGTGGAACGATGTAGTTGAACGGCAGCAAGATCATCCTGCGCCACATCCCCAGCGACGTGTCTCCAAACCTCGGCAGTAGGTTGGCGGCGAAAAACAGCTTTGCCCTCGGCCGGATTTGGACTGCGTCTTTGTACTTTCTGTCACTGATGATCGGCTCACCGGAAACGATTGATTTCAGCATGCCTTCCTGGGTTCTCTGAATCTCACTCATGTCCGCGCATAGATTTGCAAACTTAGATTGAAGTCGCGCTACAAGATACCGATCACCAAGCTGTTCAGGTGTCAATGAATCAACATTGTCCGGTCCCAACATGTGTCGCAAGACATTCAGCAGGGTTGATTTTCCATTGCGGCCGACACCCGACAGAACGAAGAACTTTTCAAGGAACGTGCTGGGCATCAGGCAATAGCCGAACGCCTCTTGAATGATGTCGATTCTCTGTGCATCACCCTCCATGATCTGATTCAGGAATCTATGCCAACTCGGACACTGTGCATCTCTGTCCGTGGTCGGGTATCCAAACGGTAAGGCGTTCAACGTCAACCACTCGGCCGTGTGCGTCAACAGGCATTCGTCCGGTGGCCGATCCTCGACTACCAAATCCAAGTCCAGTATTCCGTTCTTCAGCGTCACGTAGTTTCTTCGCCGCGGATCGCCCGTTGTACATCCCTCTTCCTGGTTAACCCTCGACATGAACGGGATTTCGATTTCGGATGTGACGGTTACTCGTGCGCACAATGCGCGATACACTTCGTTGACCTGTCGTTGGCTCAGCTTTTCTGTCATATCTCCCAACCAGCGCGTGATTCCCATCCTGATCTCGTCATCGCTGACCTCGACATAGCATCGCTTGGTGGGTCGATACGTGTAGAACACTTCTCCCTGTCTTCGGATGTGAACCTGTCCAGTACACTCATCTGTATAGAGTTCTTCGATCAACAGTTGCGCCAAGGTCCACGGGTTGCTGTCGTCGGTTCTTTCCGTAATGTCTGATCTCTTGCGCCGGCCCGCGCGAGACTTCTTGCTGTCACCGAACTTGTCCCTGACCTCTTGCCATCCCTTCTCTGTGCAAGAATTGTGGAAACACTTGTAGAATATCGCTCCGGTTTCCCCCCGTCCTAATGCTGCCGAAGTTCCGGTGTGTGATGAATCGAACACGCAATGGTCGAGTATGTATTTCGCGCCTTTCGATCCGATCGGTTCAATCCTGACAACTGTGATCCCGTACTTCTTGATAAACGCATCCAGGTCGAACAGCTTCTTATCGGGATCTTCATGGTTCCTTGTTCTTTTGGAATTCGGCAATGCGGCGGCGGCAGCAGAGCGTCCAGAGACAAGCTTTGCGATAGTTTCCAATGGTGTTGCTCTCATGGAATCGAAGGTCGGCGGATCACCTTCAAACACCAGTTCTGATTGCCGGTGTGGTCGCTCTCCCTCCAGGTCCAACCCCTTTCTTGCCGTAGTTCCGTACAGCCTGAAGATCCTCGCAGCGTTGAAGTTGCCGGTGTCTATCCCCACTTGATCGTTGGTGAATTGATTGCTGACGGCTGCCATTGCCTTGCTGAATAGTAGCTTGTATCGATCTTCGTTAGGCATCAGCACCCTGTACAGCAGATGAACACCATTGCCGCTGTTGGCTCTAAGCGCGTCGTTGAAACCATGTTCTTCCTTCAGCCAGCGTTGCACTTCGTCGGCCATTTCTTGCGCCAATCGCAACTCGTTGTCGGTGCTAGAGACTCCTGATGGTCTGGTTGGATCGATGTCAACTGGAAACCAGTGTCTAGTCAGGATGTCTTTGTCCGACGTCGTGACCTTGGTTCGTTCTTGGATTTGGTTATTGCTTCTTGCGATGCATCCCGCGTGAACTTCGCCCAATGTTGTGTAGATTCCAAGAGGATTCTTGGCATCGTATCTAACTGCGCACTCCGTCAATTTGTCGAAGTCGTTGAACCACCCTGAAGCGTTAGCTCCGTCCTTATGGTTGATTCCAAGCACGCGCAGCTCGACCACCTGTCCTGGAGAAAAGAGCGCGTCACAAGCCTGTCTTATTTTTTGCGATTTAGTGGTATCGAGTCCTGGTGCCATCGTTCTAGTATCCTAAAGCAAATCCGCTCTGCATTCGCCCGCCCAGGGCACATTACAATGTGGATTCCATATCTTTGCGACCATGCAATGAGCGATGCGATTACCGACTTGGGACTCATTTGTGTTGGGTGTTTCAGGTGTACGTTGGGCTCTGCTATCTGTGACATTTGCGCTTCGATCAGGATTGCTGCGTACCCGTACACCTTCATTCGTTCGAGTTCTCTAACAAATCTGTCACGACCATGCCCGATGGTTCCGTACAAATCTGCCAACGTCTTGCGTTCTATCAGTGCGCATTCTTCTTTCTTGAACGATCGTGCGTGGACAACCGTTTCGTCTTGAGCCAAAAGGCTGCGCTCTCCATTATCGACCCATGATCCCCCGATCGTTAAGTAGTCTCCTTCTGGTATTCCCGTTTCCATAATTACTAGGTCACCGCTTTCCGGAAACAGCCCTTTGAACTTGTACGGTTTTTGTTCTCTTGAATCTACTGCGATTATCATTCGTTCATTGCCCTAACAATTTTGGCCTGTAGGAGTAAGGCGCATTTCTTTACGTCATTGCACCGTTGCTCCTCGATCCACGCGATGTGTTCGCCGATTCTTCTTGCTACAAAATCCCAATTGAAACTTTGCGACTTGTGTCGATCGCAAATTATTCTTGGTGCATCATGGATGTCTTGTAATGCGCTTCTCAATTCGTTCGGCAGCATTTCTACCGGTTGCATGATTTCGTTTTCCGCTCCGACGACTATAGGTGTTATCATTGCAGTTTCACCTTGGACGCTAGTGTCGTCTGCCTCGCCTGCATTCCGACTTTTGAAATGATCGGTCGCATTACGCCGAGGTCACCAACCGTTATCAGTGCTTGCTTCGCTCGGCTCATTGCCGTGTACAACCATTCGCGGTTTACCATCGGCATGCGCGAGTACGATTTGTGCAGTGGAAGGACTACGATCGGCACTTCGCTTCCTTGCATCTTGTGGCCGGTCATTGCGTATGCCATTTTCAGCTTGTGGTCGCCCTTTTTGATTTCTACTTTTCGATCCGGGTATCTGAATTCTACGATGACGTGCTTGTCGTCGATGTCGTGAACGATTCCGACGTCACCGTTTACTATTCTTACGTCTTCTTTTGCCGTTGCTCCCGTTTCTCTCCGAGTGATACCTCGCACCGCGACTGCGCCACGGGCGCTTTTCGCGGTGCCATTTCTTAGTCGGACTACCTTGTCTCCGTGTGCGAACGGGATTCGAGGGAATGGTGGTGGTGTTGGGTTGATGATTTGCTTCGCTAGCTTGTTCAGTTGTTGGCACGATAGTTCTCCCTTCTCGTTTGTTGGGCTGATCAGTTGTACGTTCCATAATGTGTCGATGCCCATTCCCGGCAGCTTGTCTCGCAGCAGTGCTTCTATCACCTGCTTGGTTTGTGCCGTGCTTTCCGTTTCGATGTGTCGCCAGTTTTGTCCAGCGTCGGCATCTAGTTTTTCGGCCGGTTGCACGATTTTTCCTGCCTTGATCGCGTGGCATGCTTTCACGATCAGCCCCGCGTTGCGTTGTATTTTTGACAGTTCGTGGCATGGCACTTTGGCCGCAATCAGGTCTCGGAGTACGGCGCCCGGGCCTATAGACGGTAGCTGGTAGTGATCCCCTACGATGATTAGTTTCGTCGTCGGGCTTATGGCCTTCAGTAGACTTCTTGCGAGCCTAACGTCAACCATGCTGAATTCGTCGGCAATTATCACGTCCGCGGGGATGGGGTCGTGTTCATCTCGATCAAAGCAGAAGTTCCCGTCTTCATCGATGGTTGGGCCGAGTGCCGAATGGATCGTTGTGGCTGTTGTCGGGCACGTATCTTGGAGTGCTAGTTCCATCTGCTTTGCTGCTTTTCCGGTTGGTGCCACCAGCACTGTTGAGGCGTTCGTGTCTCTAAGCGCCTTCACAATTCTTGCTAGCGTATATGTTTTCCCGGTTCCCGGTGCTCCTGTCAGGATGAAGACGTTGCTGTTTTGGATTCCGTGGAATGCTGCTCGTTGTTCGTTGTTCAGTGTCGTGTCTGTCGTTTCTATTCTTGTCGGTGGCATTTCCTCCGACAGCATGGTTGATATTTTCCCTGCAACGTACTCTTCGGCGGCAACCAAGTCTTCTAGGCTCATGTCGCTTGCCATGTCGCTTGTTCTGATGTGTCCGTTTTTTTCGGCCGTTGCTATGGAGTCTGTTCGCAGCCCGCCCGTGAGGATGTTTGCTTTCAACACTGCTTGGTTGGTGGTTATTACCGTGTGTCCATCGTTCTGTGCTGCCTCTTGTAGTACGTGAACTATTGCGGATTTGTGTCGATTTTGATCGTCCTCCGCGCCTTTCATTCTTCGGTGTATGGCGTCCGCCATTATGAACCCAACGCCCGGGAGGCTGGTTAGAATGAATGGGTTGTCTTTTATTTTTAACGCTGCATCCGATCCCCATGTGGAGATAGCTTTTCGTGTTATTGAAGGCGGTAGCACTCCACCGATCATCGTGTTGATCTCGATCATCGCTTGCTCTGACTTTTCATTTTCTACAAGCGTTGACTGCATCTCTTTCGCTCGTGTGAGCGTTATTCCTGGTATGGTTTCTGCGACGTGCTCGGGATCGGTTTTGATTGTGGTCAGCGTGTGGTTTCCGAATGCCTTTACCAGCTTTGCGGCTATATCCGGACCTACCCATCGCGCAACGTCGATCAGGTATCTGAGAATGGAGTCTTCATCGTTGGGTAGGATTGTTCTGTGCGTCGAGAATTTGATTTGCCATTGGTGCCATTTGGTATCGTATTCCAGTTTCCCGGTTACTTCGTACTCTTGGCCAGCCGATGCGTTCGGCATTGCTCCAAGGATTGATACGTGGGTTACGGGTTTTCCTGCTTCTGATTTCAGTGGATACGTTGCTTGGATGTGCGCCTTTGCGATGATCCGTCCGTTCTCGTTGAATACGATTCGGTCCAGTATCAGTCGCGTTGTTACTTCGTTTTGTGCTGTGTCGAACAGCGTCGTGTTCATTCGGGCGTCCTTTCTGCGCGTGCCTGTTGGGTGGGCGACTGGCATGCTGTTCGTGTCGCCCACCCGTTTCGTCTCTAGGCCGGTTACAGGTCAAAGGGCTTAGGTTTGCCCTCGGCCGCCGTTGGCGTTGCGTCCGGTCCTTTCGTTGCTTCGTCCACCGGGCTGTATCCAAACAATGCGACTCCTGTCTGCACGACGCCTCGGTACTTCTTGGGTTGGTTGTCGGAGTCTGTTTCTTCTTGAATTGTGACGTTTGCTGATCTTCCTATGAGGTCGGTTAGCTTGAAGCCTACCGGCACTAGCGAGTCTTTTGTTACGTTGAAGCCGAACCCCTTCAGGAGATTTGCCCATCGATTTGCAAGCAGGCCCATTTCCCTCCCTTCGGTTGGCATTGGCAAAAAGTCGATGCACTCTCTGCCTTCGTTGCTGCCGGGTGATGTGACAACGAGCGTTGGGCGTAGTTGCGTAAGTGCATACGACTCCCCTTTCCACTTGAACGTGTGGTCCGGGTGCATGGTGAACGTCGTGATTGTCATCGTGTGTTCACCGGCGTCTGGTCTCTTTGGTGCTGATGTGTTTGGATCAAATCCTTCCGGGGGTGCTGTTGCTCCAAAGTTATAATCACCTGAGTCTTGTGGTCCGAATCCTTCTTCTGGCATTGTTGCTCTCCTTTTCAGATTCCCATTCCCTGCAATAGTCTATCCAACTCGCCTCGAGTTAAACACCATGATGTTGGGTATCCTAGTATGCTGATTCCCAACTGCTCACCGTGTCGTATTACCATGTCTTCGATTATCCCCCCGATTGATCTGGCGCCACCGTGGGGTGCGGTGGTCCACTTGGGGGGCTTTATTTTCCCGTGTCTGCACCGTCTGGTTTTGCGTTCTCTTCCGTAATCCCCAGCTTGCCTCGTCTAAAAGGAGTCGTGTTCTCGAACAGCTTACTCCAGATTTCGTGAACCTGATCTAGTGACAGTTGGTGCTCATGGTCCACTTGGCGCTTGGCCAGCACCGACGCCCATTGTGCTGCACCGTACCCCGCGTCCTCTCTCATCAGCGTGATTTGCTTGAGCCGTCTCAGCCAGATTGCGCATCGTTCGGCGTCTACCAAGGTCAGGTCTGCCAATTTCTTCGCGCCGTTGAAGTGGTTTGCTAATGATTCCCTCCATTGGTCAGCCGTAAGGCCAACTTCTTTGACTGCCCTTTTCATTCCGCCTGGTGATGTGTCGTGTGGCTGATAGTTCGATTCACCTGCGGTGGCGGCAGCGGGCGGCACGTCCGATGTGGCTGGTTTCTGTGCAGCTTTTGGCAGTGCTGGTGGTTCCTGCGTAGGCTTGGCCTTGCCTTGTGGTGGTTGTTCCTTTTCCACCGTTTCGTCCTCGGCTTTTTTTCGCCACGGTGGAGTCTCTGCCGTGGTTGGTTCTAACCTTTCAAGGACTCGGCCTTCCTCGTCTGTTTCTGCCCCCAAGTCGTCTGCCGTGTATCCAACTCCCTCGAAGACTTCTTGGAAGTGTGTCGCGCACGCGATTGACAATGCCTTGCTCAATAGCATCGCCTTTGGCCAGTGTTTCCAGTTGTCTTTCTCCGATATCTTCGCCGTTCGGGCGTCGTCCATCGTGAAGGTAATTTGTTCTTGGCGGTCATCAGGCCAGCACGCTTTCGAGACCGCTACAGTCGCACTCTCTGCCGTAGTTTCTACAACTTCGATCTTGCCGATTTTCCGCTTGCGTATTATTGCAACCTTCATTCGTGCGCTTAGCGTTTCTCTTCCGTTTATGCTGTCCAGTTCGTTGAGCGATGTCATTGGTGGCAGTCCAAGCTCGACGCCTGTCAACATTTTGCGGAATACGCCCGCTGCATTTCTGCACCCTTTTGGCAGTGCCGATCCGCTCTCTGCTACTGCGTTTGCTATTCTCATTAGCCGGTCGATCATCGAGTTGGATGGCACTAGTGTAGATTCTGCTTCCGTTGCTTCTGTGGCCTCCGTTGGTATTGTGTCTTCGTTCGTTTCCATTTTTGATCAGTTCCTTTCTGGTTTCTATGCGGTGCCGAGGATTGTCACGCATTTGTTGGCAAGCAGGTATGTTGCAAGCGTTGCCGCGTTCGTGTCGTCTACCAGCTCTTGTCTTCGTTCTGGTATTCCTATGGCCGTTGCGTTTTGTGACTTGTCGATGTCAACGAGTCCCGCGTGCGGGTCCGGGTTCAGCAGGGTTGCGGAGTAGAATCTCAGGTTGCGCGGTGTTGGTGTTGGTGCTTGGAACATGATCCCTCTACCGGTTCCCGGCTCTGATTCGGTCAGTGCCAACAGTGCGTCTACATGGTATGTTCGATCCATTACTCGTTCCGGCACCGGTAGTCCGAGTATCAGGGACCTGCGGTACAGGAATTTGAGATCGAACCCTGTACCGTTGAACGTCGCGAACCTTCTGTCTGTGTCGATCGTGCGTGTTATTGTTGCCCACAGGTCGATGATCAGTGCAAGTTCTCGCTTGTCCAGGTCTTCTTTGTGGTCTGCTGCATCTCCGTCCAGTCCGAACAGGTAATCGTCCGGGGTGTTGATCACGTCAACGTAGTGTTGTTCAGTGTCATCGTCGCTGTCTGGTTTTAACAGGTATCCAATTGCAACCACTCGCGAGAAGTGTGGGTCGAGTGCTGCTTTTCGTATCAAGGCTTCGTTGGCCTCGTCTTGTTTGATTGCCAGCTTCCCCGGGTCTTTGGTATTGCCGGGCTTGATCGTTGCTTCTGGTAGTGCTGCGTGCGGGTCTATCGCCGTTTCGATGTCGAACGCTAATCCAATTGGCTTCATGCGCATTGTCCTCCAGCTAGTCCTGCGGTTGACAGGAGTCTCACGAGTGCGTCGGGCGCTAGCTCGCATTGTTGTGGTACTGCCCCGTTCCACACGGAGTCGGTGTTACTTCCTCTGCATGCTTCTCTAGGATCGTCTCTGTCTGGATGATCCTTGAACTTTATTCGGCGGGCTGCGTGTTCGTCGATCGCCGTTGTGTCCATGAACTGTACGGGCACGTATCGTTGACAGTGTTGACACCATTCTACTCTGCGCCTCCATTCGCTGTACGGTTTTGTTAGCCGCACTATTGCTGCGATCCCTCGTTGCGTTGTTCCAAAAACTTCCGACAGGTGGATTGCGAACGCTACTATGTCGCACTCCCCCATGTTCGAGTCTCTGAATGTGACTGACTTGCGTTGGCTCATAGATCGAAACCGTCTTCATCTACTATCGTTTCGTCTTTCCGTTGTGTCATCACTTCTGTAGCAAGGTTTATGTCCTTCTGTGTTGGTGGGTTCTGTTGTCGTCCATCTCGCAATTCGACCAGCGTCGTGTCGTCGTCAGCCTCGCATCCGATCCTTGTTCCTGTCATCCAAAGTTGGTAGCCCCGCTCTTTCGCAAGCGTTCGCAGCATTGCTATCGCATTGCTGTCGAGCCCGTCCGCTTCATCTGCACATATTACGTTTAGCGGTGTCTTTTGAGACATTCCAACAAGGGCTGCTATCGTCAGCTTTTGCGATCCTGACGCTTGTGTTAGCGGTAGGTTGTCGTGCATAAGCTGAATACCATCTGACGACAGCCCGCGGACGGTTTCTCCGATGTCCGTTTCCGTGATAATCGTCTTCTGCCTGTCTTTGATTGCGTCCAGTTCTTCATCGATTTCTTCGGCCGTTGCTTTTGTTGCCGTCAGTTCTGTTGCCCATTCCCGCGCCTGTTTTTGTAGTCGTGCTGCCTCTCGTTTGTTCTCAATGTCTTCAAGCTGAGCCGTCAGTTCGTCTGCATTGACTCTTGGTGGGATTTGATTAGTTCTTTCGACGTGTACTTTCCCTTCGGATTTTAGTTGTGTTAGTCTGTCGTTCAGCTCGGCGATTTTTCGTATTGTTTCTCCGACGTCTGTTGCAGTTTGTGCTATCAGTCCTTCTAGCTTGTCGTGTTCTTGGTTCGTCTTTGTTGCTGCTGCGATTTGCGCAGTTATGTCAATGGTTTCCGGCTGCGTCAGTTCTTTGTTCGGTGACGGATCGGGAGTGTTTGAGATTCTGGTTTCGAGTGATTTCTTGGTTGCATCGTTCTCGTTTTTCGCGTCTAGCGCGTCTCTCTTTCTCTTCGCTAGTACGTTGAATTGGTCTCTCAGTCCTAGTGCCGAGATCAACATCTCAAGTTGTTCTGCGGGCTTCGCAGTGTGGAATTTTCTTATGTCCCAACATGCCTCTGCCGTCAGCGCATCTATTACTGACTGTGGCTTTTGGATTTTGCTGGTGCTTCCGTCCTTGTTTATCCATCTCACTTCGAAGTATCGACGGTCACCCTTGTGGCGCAGCGTCAGCTTGTATCTGTCTCGTAGGTGGTCTGCTAGTATTAGTTCGATCTCTGATTCTGTTGCACCGTTTCGTATTGGTGTGTCCGGATCGACGCGCTTCCCACCCAACCCCATTTGGATGCACCTCAGCAGTGTGGTTTTCCCCGCTGCGTTCGGTCCCTCGACTATCGTCAGCGTCCGTTGGTCTGGTATTACTACCGCTTCTACCAGCTTCATCGTGTCCACGACGTGCAGCCTTGATATTCGTAGTCCTGTTACGTCTCTGTATGATCTCTCTACCTCGGCCATTGTTTTATCCTTCCTGCGCTGTCCGCGTTTTCGGGTATTGTGCGGTTTCGTGTATACTGTGTCAAGCGTTAAAATCTCGCCCCCATTTGGACTATGTCGGTAATCGCCTCCCTCATGTTGAAGTTCCTATCCTTCAGAAGTCTGCATATGGTGCTGTCGCTGGCCTCAACGCCGTTTACCTGGGCTATGAGGTCTCGTATCAGTGTCGTGGCCTCGGCCGGGTCCGGTTGCCTGAGTGTGATCTTGATCCATCTGGATAACAGGGCGTCGGACTTGAAAGGCTTGTCTTCTGTTGTCGTGGCGATGATCGCCCTGTGATCCGGCAGTCGCTCCAGGAGCCCGAGCAGAAAGTTCTGCGCTGCCGATGACATGCTGTGTGCTTCATCGATGA